GGCCATTAAAAAAGCGTACATTATCCGAGTCTACCCATTGTCCTTGACCCGTATAATCGGTAACTTCTTTATTAATGCCTGGTTTTATCGTAAAATTAGTTAATGGCATGAAGCCAATATACTATAAAATACGAAAATTAAAAGCTATTGAAATTCTTTCGTGATCTATGCCATTACAAGCACTAACAGAATGGGGCTGTATTCCTTTAAAAAAAATCATTTGTTTTTCTTTTGGATAATAATGGCAAATACTATTATTTATAGAAGGAACAAGATTGTGAAAATTTAAAGTTGCTTTTTTACAACAAACTTTGTGATAATACACTGCTGACCAACCACTCAAGTTATGATCATGTACTTCATTAAAGTGTTCTCCCTTATTTATATTTACCCAAAAGTTTTCTAATTGTACTTTTTGATCAATTGAAGCTAAACTATTGATACTAAATGCTATAAGTTCATAAAAACCAAAGGTAATATCATTGCTTTGATATCCACCTCGGTTACTTATTACTCTTCCTTTATCAAAAGTAATAAGATGTTTTATATGTGCATCTATTTGATTTATATCTCCAGTATAATCATTAATAAAAAAGGAATCTTTATGAATAACCTGCTCGATCATTTTTTCTGAAATAAAGAACCAACATGACCTTTAAAAGCTCTATTTCCAAAGTGAGTCAAAGGCATGGCTATATCTGCCCATATCTCTCCACCACACTCTAGCCATAATCTTGAAAAGTAGTAATCCTCAGACAAATATCTTTTCTTTCCTGGACTTGTTTCGTAGATACCCGCACAGAATAAGTCATAACAATTATCAGATTTAAAAGACTTACCATTGATAATTTGATCAGATTCATATTTACGCTCAGGAAACTTTTTCATCATCGTGCGAAAAACTTCTCTTTTAACGAGCATCATCCCTGTCGCTGCTTCTTGTACTTTACAAAAACCATTTTCCATTTTGACATTCATAGGATCATCAAAATTAAGATTATAGCCTAATGATTTAACTTCTAATTCTTCAGGAGTCGCATTAGGATTATCTTTTAATATTTTAGGTATTTTTTCAAAATGAACGTGTTTTCTTGGGTAAATCCCACAAACCACATCTTTATCAAAACAAAGCATGCGTTGTATATTTTCAGCTTGAAAGCCAATATCGGAATCAATAAACAACAAGTGTGTCGCTACATAATCGGTGGCATCCATCATCATCGAAACAACCGTGTTTCGAGCACGAGTAATTAAACTTTCATTACCCATGGATTGCATTCGCATTCCTACACCTTTGGCCATGGACCATTGTTGTAATTGTAGTAATCCATGCATGGTATTCTCTGTTAACATTCCACCATACATAGGCATTCCTAAGAATATCTTAAAATTCTTGTCTTTCAGTTCTTCTGGTTTAATCATTTTTTCTCCTTATTTTTTCAAAGTTATCTATAACTTCATTAACATCAAATCGCATCACACGAGGAGTGTTACTAATGATATTAGTATTTTTATTGTATGAAAACCTTTCAATGACGTTTTCATCGTTCCACAATACTACACCCTTAGTGTCACAAAACCTGTTAGCAGACATATGATTTAAAGAACTATCTATTCCAACAAAACCTTTTGCATATTTTAGCAAGTGAGCGTAATTCATATAGTCTAATTTTATATCTACTTTAGCTGTATTTTTAAATAAATCTATTGATGAGTAAACATTTAAAACATTAAGTTTTAAATCAAAGTTTAAAACATTTATTATTTCTTGAGCTTCTTTTTTAATTAAAGACCTAGATCCAATAAAATCGGTTTCTGGATACTTTTCATCACTTCCTACAAACTGTACCAAAACAAAATTTTCTAATTTAGATAGAATAGGCTTTATGTCTTCTTCTTCTTTTTCTGTGAAGTATATTTCGTTATATATACTTTGTTTCTCTTCTATATTTAATATTTTTCTATAATTATTTATTAAATGTATTTTATTTAAATAAAAATGTGAATCATACCCCTCAATAAATTGAATATTTTTAAATTTAGATAAAAATTCTATATTATCATTTAACGGAGTAACTATCATATCATAAGAATAATTTACATTAGGGTGATTTTTGAATAACCTTGACCAAGAAGACATAACATTTACTTTATCTAATTTGCTCAAACAACTAGAAAAACAAATATTTTTTCCAATTCCACCATCTAAAATTAATAAATCTTTATTTCCCACTTTGACCAAGTGAATTTCTTTTATCAAACTTAAAATCTTTGTAAGGACCCTCTTGATCTACATAATGCAAAAATACAGTAATGAAATGATCGTGTGTGCAAATTTCTCTCCAATGAATTTTATCCATTCCTTTAAAAATTACTGCATTGTTAGAAACCATAAAAAACTTATGATCAATTCTATATCTTTTATGTTCGCCTTTATCGTTGTAATATTTGTAATCTGAAGTCTCATCATCCTCTCCAATAAATATTTCATAAGGTTGATCAACAGGATCTGCCCCTAAACAAAGAGCCACAGTGTATTCACAAGACTCTCTATCAGTGTGAATTTTCAAATCAGAACCTTTATCGTAAATTCTAAAATAAGAATATGTTGGCCACAATTTTTTCCCAACATTTTGTTCAACAACAGGAGTGCTCATATCCATCAATGTTTCCATTAAATAATCACCATGCTCGCCTACTAAAGAACTTGTTTGCTCGTCAAACTTAAATTGCTTTTTATTAGAAAATTTAATTATAGAATATGAATAAGCCAAAGTTAAAATCTGTTTTGGTAAAAATTCTTTTATAAAAATAGGTTCCACTATATTACCCATCCAATCAAAGCATATCGTCTTCCCTTAGTTATTTTATTTACTTGATGAGGGAACATAAAATTTGAAGGAAAAATTACCGCATCTCCTACATTTTGAGGAACTGTGTAATGTCCTCCTGGAATATCAAAAACAAATTCTCCACCTTCATACTCATTGTTTAAACAAATAGAAATAGATAGATGTCTTTCTGAAACTGTACTACCAAAATCTTCATGAAAGCTGTAACCTGCTTTATACTCATTAGCATCATATCTAAGAATGTCTAATTGAGATATTTTAGCAATATATATTTTGTGTTTCTTTTTGTAGTGATCTACACACTGAAATATTTTTTCTTTAACAACGTTTGCACATATTGTTTGCCCAAAAGATTTAGTTTCTAATAAAGATCGAGTTAAACAATTCCTTACGTTCTTGTCCGTACCTTGAACAGTTGCAGCATCATCATAGTCATTATCAAAATATGAAATAATTTTATTACAAACAACTTGAGGAATTATTTTTTTGACTTCTAAAATATATTCTTTCATTTTTTATTTATACACAATTACTTAATAAGTAATACTATGTGCAGAAAGATAATTATTTCTTTCTGTATCTGCTACGCTAGTAGCTTGAGCAGTGTTCGCAACAAATGTTTCTGTGTTAGCATCTGGATTAGCTGTTCGCCACTCAGTAGCTTGCTCCCTAACGTTTGCGTCATAAGCTATTTGCCAAGAATCTTGAGCCTCACATCTTATAACCACATTCGTCGCCCACTGAGGAAAAGATGATATAGATTCGTTTTCTCTGTTATCTGTGTATTCTAACTCACCTGTATTTGTAGTAGCGTTCCACTGTAATGCATGAACATTAGCGTTAATTTCAGTATGAGAGCGAATGTTAAAGTAAGATTTATTATCAATAATAATATCAGACTCAGTATTTCCTGTGCCTAATCTTGGACCATCATTTTGATTATTTGAATTTGTATGAGCATCAAAAATTATGGTTATTCTTTGATTTGCAGTTGTATTATTTACTGTTGTTGCCATCTTTTTTTCCTTTCTTTGTTTTTATCTTATTATTACTTAATTGTCTAATAGTTTCATCTTCTAAATCTTGATTGTTTTCTTCAATCGCTTTTTGATGATTACCTATTTTACCAAATAAACTACTGATAGTTTTCATCTCATTTCTTGTTTTTGGATTAGCAGCTAGAATATTATTCATCACATTTTGCCCTTTAACCATCTCATTTCTAAATGACTCAGTAGCTGCTTGAACTCCATTTAGTTTTGAAGAGTTTTCAACTAAAAGCAAAGGTAGCCAAGCAATAGAACACCCCCACTCTTGAACATCTAATCCTGTTTGAGGATGTTTTCCTTGAAGCATGTTATACCAAATACACTGATGTTTGATGCATTTTTTTTGTAATAAAGGACATTTACCGTCTGGGTCAAAGATAGGCATTAATCTTTTGCAGCGACAATAACGTTTGCGTATTTCACGTCTGCTGCGGGAATAGTTACATCCGCAGTTGTACTTGATAAAGAACCACTGAAGGGGTGAGAGTGACTACCACCTCCACCACTCGGATTTACACTTCCAGGCCACATTGGTGGGCCCACGCCTGTATTGTTAGTTAATTGTCGAACATAACGAACACCAGGTGGAGGCTCTTGTGGAGTTTGAGGACCAATTATTGTATGACTGTGAGAAGCTATTTCTGGAGTGGAAAGTGTGTGTCCTCCAACTGTACCACTTACAGAACCTGAAACAGGTTGTCCGGGAGCAGACTTATCCGTTGTTGCTAAGAATGAGGAGAAGTAAGATGTCGAACCACCTGTACCTCCACCAGTTCCTGTGACAACTGACATTACTGTATTAGATAAAGCGGATGCTGTATCTTGTGTCCATCCTGTTGGAGCAGATGCTTGATAAAAAACCATTTTTGTTCCTGATTCAAAAGGATCAACTCCTGTTAAACCTGCACCATTCCCTACATAGGATGTTGCATTAACTGTTCCTACAACATTTACATTATTTTTTACAGAAAGATTTCCTAAAGAATTTGCAAAGAGATCAACAACAGTATCCCCTGTGCAATATTGTACAGTGTGAGAACCTTGAACGATAGCGACACCATTAGCACCGTGTCCTGTCGGTGCAACAGTTAAAGTGAAAGCTCCAGAAGTATTATTAAAAAAGATATAGTTAGACTCAACAGCAGGAACAAAAACTGTAATGTCTCCTGTCAAAGTACCTGTAAATTCGATTACTTTGTTAGAAGCTTCAGCAGTGGGATCAGCATTATTCGATGTCAATGTGACGTTGGCTGAACCTGCAACGGACTTAGATAAATAACCTGCACTAAAAGCGTCAAGTGTTTCTAAGTTGGTATTAGTATTATTTCCCCATGTATTGGCGTTAGCGCCTGTTTCCATGAGTTCGAGTTTGAGTCTATCTGAATATGTACTTGCCATGTTTTAAACCTCTATAAAATATATCTTTTTTTATCCTTCAAGCAACATTTTTTATGCTACTTTGGTCCATGTGTTGGTTACGTTTGTATTAACAGATGTCCACGTATCACTGACACCCGGCACTACGTTGGCCCATGGCGTTGATCGCATATTACCTAAAACAACAGATAATTCAATGCCTGTTGGAGTAACTAAAGCATTAGCGATTATAGTTTCTGTACCTTCAGAAAACTGCATCGCAACACCTGTTAAGGTGTATATTGTTTCTTGGCTTAATGTTCCTGTGTTAGAGGATATTTCAATACCTGTTACTTCCTCGATATGAGAAGCAACAATTTCCACTTCCCCTGTTCCGAAAGAGGCAGAGACACCTGTGACATCTACATTCGCATCACCCACAATTACTTCTGTTCCTTCGGTAAATCCTGCACTTAAACCTGTCGGAGTAACTAAAGCATCACCAACAATAGTTGGTCTTTCGCTATAAACTTGAGCATAAACACCTACGGGGTTATGATTTGCAGTAGCAGTTACATCATAGACACCAATATCAACTTGTGATGACACTCCTGTCGGAGTAACTAAAGCACTACCTACTTGAGAAGTAGTTCCTTCTGTAAAATTTATTTCTAATCCTGTAATAGCAACATTGGCATCAACAAAGTTTTGTCCCCATGCCAGTGACCCCCAAGTGCTTCTTCCCCAACCCGCATCCACGGAACCTGTTGCTGTAGCAGTGCCATCAGCAAATGACATTTCAACGCCTGTTGGCTGAACACCATGACCTTCTTGAGCCTCCAGTGTTCCCGTTGCTGTGTTTGATTGAACTCCTGTTAAAGGATAAATAGATTCAGCTTCACCTATGGCTGTTCCTAAGACAGCTCCTGATGAAACTCCTGTGGGTTGAACGACTGCGTCAGCAGTTATGGTCAGCGTACCTACATTGGTATTCGATTGTACACCTGTGACGGATACAGGAATAAATTCACCGAACTCACCCTCTCCCCAGGTGCCTCTACTCCAACCTTGTAGGTCTGCCATGGTAAGGATCTCCTAGGATTAGGAAATCCT